CATGAAGCAGTAACTCAACAAGTTTGGGTAGTTGACCAACAGGCTTGGACTGAAACAGTTGCTAGTGGTTGTTAATTAACTTGTACCCTTAGTATAGTATAAGATATGTAATGTGTCAATAGAGTTTTGCAACAAGTTTAAGAAAATTTTATAGGGAATCAGTACTATGTAAAAGTAGTGCTTTTTCCCTTTCATTTTTAGGAAGGAACTTATGATAAGATTGATAAAAAAGATAGTACTCATTGTAATCACACTATTTCTAATACATACCTATATCGGAAGTATGTTTATATACTACAACAATAATATGTTTCCGTCAATACGTGATGGGGATTTATGTTTTATAGAGAAATGTGATAAACATACACACATAGATGATATAGTTCTATACAATGACACTATGTATAGAGTTATTGCACGAGAAAATCAAGAAGTTAATATTACCGATAAGGGGATTTTAACAGTCGATGGACAACAAGTATTAAGTACAACAAACACACTTCTTCAAAAAGGGGATGTTTCTTTTCCTATAAAGGTTAGTAAAGGTGAATTGTTTGTACTGAATGATTATAGAGAAGATTTAGGGGATAGTAGGACGTTTGGCACGATACAAGAAAGAGATATTACAGGTAAGATATTCTTTCTGATTAGGAGACGTGGGTTTTAGTGAGAAAGATTATCTTAGGTTTATTATTTGCCTGTTTATTTCCAATTAAGGTGAGTGCAAGTAGTGGATACAAAGAGATAACTGGCGGTGTAATAGATGTAACACTTCATCTTGTTGATACAAATAAACATGAGAGAAGTATATTTGACAATTCGCATTTTGTGTTAGACATACAAGGTGAGGAAGATTCTGAGTTTGAAACTGGCGTTGGAAGTGTTTCCTACTCTACACCTGTTAGTGATGAATTACGAAATACTGGTACAACTAATGTAAGCGTTAATTTAAGTGGTTTAAGGTTCAATAGACCTGCGATATATAAATATGCCATTCATGGCTATTTTACTTCATATAATACACTAGAGAGGGATACAGTCTATCATCTAACAGACAACGAGTACGAGTATTTATATGTGTATGTTGTTGATAATAATGGGGAACTAGAGATTGCTAGTTACGTTATTGGCGATGAGGTAAAAGAGTTTGAATATTACGGAAAACTCGCTACAAATACCTTAGAGATAAAGAAAGTTATAAAAGGAAATCAAGCAAGTGTTTTTCAGAAGTTCAATGTTACAATTTCTGTAAAGAGAGCTATCCCTAATATGACCTATAATCTTGGTGAGGAATATCAATTAGTAACTGATAGTAGTGGAAGTGGTACTACAACTCTACCTTTAGGACATAATCAAGTAGTACGTATTACTGACTTGCCTATTGGTTCTTCTTACACTGTTTCAGAAGATGAAGAAGATTATATTCAAACCGCAGAGGGTAAGACAAGTTGGTTGTTTAGGACACCTGACCAGAAACAAGTAGTGGTGTTTACAAATAAAAAAGATGGGTTAATACCAACAGGAATTTTACTTAATAATGGTACAATTCTGATTGGTATTGGTTTAATAAGTATTTTAGCATTAAAATTAAGGAGAAAGAAAAGATATGAAAATTAAGAATTTAGTGGGTAGTTTTGCAATTACTGCATTAGTGTTGTCTGGGGCTATTTCACAGGTACACGCAATTGGTACATCAAGTTCAAATTATGTTGGAATTGATGGAACAGAGGCAGAGTTTGAGAAGTACTTTGTCATGGATAAGGGTATTCAAGTACCTAATGCAACATTCTCATTTACTGTTAAGGCAGGTACTGCTAAGGCAGGAGATAAGACACATGCAAAGATTTTAGCAGGTGTTGGTACACCTACAATTGAGGACATTACATTTAATGCTGACGATACAGCAAATGTCGCAACAGAGGGCGAAATTGGCTCAATTGGAGAAGTTCCTACAGGAAAGCAATTTGTTAAGAAAACTGGTACGATTGACTTTTCAGGATGTAATTTCACAGAACCTGGAATTTATAGATATATTATTTCAGAAACAGGGACAAATACCGGTGTTACAAATGATACAGATAAAATAATGGATGTATTTGTTATAGATAAAGATGGTACATTAGCAGTTAGTGGTTATGTATTACACTCAAATGCAACAGATATTAAACTAAATCCACAAGTTGATGGTGATGCACCATACAAATTAGAGGATAAGGTAACAGGATTTGTAAACACATTTGAATCTGCTGATTTAATCTTTGGTAAGAAGATTACAGGTAATCAGGGTAATAAGTTCAAAGAATTTACATTCACATTAAAGATTACAAACGCTAGTCCAGGTAGTAAGTATACCATTGAGTATAGTGGTAATCGTAGTGAAGTACAAGATGAACCAGAAGTAGGTACAAAGACAGTTTTAGTAACAGATGAACACGGTAATGCTACTAGAACATTTAAGATGACTAATAACACTTTTGTTACTGTGAAGGGTCTTGCTAAGGGTGTTAAATATGAATTAACAGAGGATGCAGAAGATTATGTATCTACAAAGGGTATTACAGGTGAAACAGAGGAAGACTCTTACACAGGTGAACAAACTGGTACAATGAATAACCTTGATGTCAAGACAGGTTTTACAAATAGTAAGACAGGTGTAATCCCTACTGGTATCTTATTGACAACTATACCATACTTTGTTGTTGTATTAGCAGGTGGTGCAATGATAATGCTGTCTGCAAGCAAAAAGAAAGAAGAGAATTAATGAATGAACATCACCAAGAAAATTAGGGATTTGAATAAGTCTTATCCATTTAAACATACAAACAACTTTATTGATAATGTAATCGTTATTGTGGGGTTGATTTGTATGTTTCTTGGTGGTTATTGTCTAGTGGATAACTATAATGTGTATAATAAGGCAGATATTACACAAGCACTTGGTTATAAACCTACTGTAACAGATGATGCAATAACGTTTGATGATGTCCCTAATGCGGTTGCGTGGTTACAAATACCTGATACTCATATAGATTACCCTATTATGCAAGGGAAAGATAATTTAGAATACATAAATAAAGACTGTTTTGGTAAATATTCACTTGCAGGAAGTATTTTCTTAGATTTTAAGAATGATAGTTCCTTTAGTAATGATTATAGCATCATATATGGTCATCACATGGCAGGTGGAAAGATGTTTGGTGATTTAGAAAAGTTTATGGATAATAACTTTTTTTCTAAGCATTTAACAGGGTACTTGTTAATAAGGGATAAAGTGTATCGTATAACATTTACTAGATGTTTTGAAACAAGTGCATATGATAAAGAGGTTTTCTCATTGGATATTGACAATTCGGATAGGAAGTTCTATAATGATAAAAAGACAGTTGCTCTAACAACTTGTAAGACAACTACAGATACAAATAGAACTGTGTTAGTAGGTGAGTTAGAGGAAATTTCAAAAGAGCAATATAGAGGTGAGTATAGTGGAAGAAATTAAGAATTATTTAATTGAAAATAATTATGTTGTTAGGGTTTTAGAGAATAACCTTACAAGAATGGTTGGGGTAAAGGTTATTAAGGATAAACTTATCAATGTATATATTTCCTATCGAGGTGGGGAATACGAGACAATAGCTTATATCCATCAAAGAAATGGTAAGACAAGAAAGGTTTCAACACAAGTATCTGAACCAGTTGAAATGATTAAACAGATTAAATCATTAGAGGAGAGTTGCACATGGTAAAACTATTAAAGAAAATGATTATTACTCTATTAGTTGTATTAGGAGTTACCGTAACAACTAATGCATCATATAGTGTTGTTATTACTATTCCAATTGAGTCTGATTCTTCTTCTCCAATTTTCATAGAAGAAAATGGTAAAAAGCAAGAAATTACTAGCAATGAATTGAGATTAGAATATGATAAAGTTGGCACTCATGAGTACACTATTTATGCAGATGGTTATAATGAAAAGTATTCATTGAGTGTATTTGTAGGAACAACTGATAGTGGAGTACTTTATGTAGAAGGTGTATTAACTGCTGACAATGAAACAAAGGTAGATAAGATTACCTTCAAAAAGACTACCAACGATATTGAAAAGCCAAATAACGATGAACCAAAGGTAGATACAAAGAAGAGTGTTGATAAGATTGGTACAGGTGTTGTGGATAATCCTGTAATGTGGGGTGCAATTATTGCATTAGTACTGTCATTGCTATACGTTGCAAAGGGGGATAAAAAGTGTTAGAACCATTAAATATGATGATTGTAACACTCTCCTGCTTTGTATTTATAGGGATTGTGTTATACCTTGTTAGACGCTACGATTTGTGGATGTTAGGAATTATAGCACTTCCAATCTACACTATACTAACAATTAACTTTATTGTATTATGGGCAACAAATACCCTTTTAGTTAGTTCATATATTGTAACTGTTTGTATTATCTTGTGTTGGGATTTTGCAATCGGGGTCTCCGTAATTAGATTTAAGAATATGTGGCTGGTTCTTAGTTATATCCTGATGTTTGCAATGATATTGTTTGGAGGATTACTATGATTAGGGCAATTATATGTGTATTATTCTCTTTGTTATCATTAACTGGGTGTGCAAAGAATGAAACAATTTTTAAGAAAGATGACAGTGTAATTATTGCACATTATAAAGAAGATACAATTACTACCGTAACCTTTACAGATAGTTTCCCAGTAGGAGATTATTCCTCAAAGACAGATAAAGAAAAAGAAGTTAAAGAATCATACACAGATGTATTAGCTAAACTATTCTCTTCAGGTGCAGTAGTGGGTGTAGAAACGGAAATTACAAATAATCGCATTAAGGTGATTAGTACCTTGGACTTTAGTAAAATTACAAATCTTTCAGAGTTTGGTATAAAATCTCCGTATCCGTCTCTAGCAGAATTTAGTAAGTTCCTGACCAATAGCGGTTGGAAACAGTAATATTGTCTATTGACAAGATAGTGCAAGTTGTGCTAATATTATTGTTGTAAGGAGAAATACATGATTGAACAACTGGAAGAACAATTGGAACAACTTTTCATCAACCAAGGGATTGGGTCATGGTTGTGTCCAGATGACCACATTAGTGGTGCAAAACAAGCTGTAGAACGTTGGAAGAAAACAACAAAGTACGTGTCACAAACAGATGACGTGTATCTCGAGGCATTAAAACTTCGCTTAAAGCAGGGTGGAGTAGAAATTTAATAAAGACTTTAAAAGTCATAGGAGAGAAAATTATGGAAAATTATGAAGTATTTGGTAAAAAGGTAGTAAAGTGTCGTACAGTAGCATTAAAGACACATGCTTGGCTATTCGATAAGTATAACTTACCTTTAAGTGCATTAGCATTAGTGAAGGAAGATGATTGTGGATGTGATGTTACTGCGTTCACCTCAGTTGCTAAGTGCCATGAAGAAGATATGTTCGATGAACATAAGGGTATGCGAATTGCATCTGTTAAGAACCAGATTAAGTTACATAACAAGCGTATGAAAGACTTGCAGGAGGTTCGCACACAGTTAATGAACGAGCTGGAAAAGGTAGAAGAATTGTTAAGCAAGGAAACTGCTAAGACTGCTCATCAGATTGTTCTATTAGGTGAGACTGAAAAGTATTAAGGTGTTTAATTACACCTTTTTTCATTTTGGCTATTGACAGTTTTTCGTATTTTTGCTATAATATTGATAGCATATAGTACTATGTGTACTGTATTATAGGAGAAATATGATGAATTTAGAGAGAACTCAGTTAATTAAAGACGGAAAGATGCGTGTATTAAAGAAAAATGAGCATCGTTTTTCGGTATTGTTTTTTGATAAGGTGTTTTACATCATTGAGACAGAAGATTTGCCATTTAGAACATTACTAAGTGTCGCAGTTATGCAAAAAGACCATACGGTGCTGTTACCTGTTTATGAAAGTATTGCACATATTTGGCACGTGATGAATCAAGTAGACCGTCTATCCACTAGAGAAATGTTAAATATGATGAAGAGAGTGGAAGTAGAAAAGATGAAGGAATTTTTAGATAATAACCCAGATTTAGAATATGCTAAACCTGAACAAATTAAGTGGAAGGCTTAATTTGTGCCAGTAAGAAGGGAGTGAGACTTTGGAAAATTATGCAGGTCTATTTTTACTATTTATACTAACACTTGTATCATCTACAACTGCTAATTTGAGAAGTGTCCTACTTGTAAAGGGTGATAAGATACAGACAATGGTAATTACTGCAATTGATGCCACTGTCTATGCTTACCTATTTAAAAACCTGACAAGGGGGGATGATATTTACTCCGTGTTGGTTTATGTGTTAGGTAAGTGTTTAGCAGTTGAATTATCAAACATCTTATTATCGAGAACAAATAAAACAGTGTATAAGTGCAATGTTTATCTAAACAGTTATGAAGCAAGTGGATTAGAGTCATTTTTATTTGCACAAAACATTTCATTCTCTAGGGTAGAAGAAACATTTTTACATAGTGAGAGAATAAAGGTAATTATGCACGTAAATCGACAACAATATCAAAAGATGTTGGAGTATTTAAAGAGTGTTGGTATTGATAATCCAACATTAGACCTATCAGAAGTAAAGGTTAAAGGTAACATTGAAAGGAGAACGTATGGGAAATAATGATATTTTAGTTGTTGGTGATGTACATTTTGTTAATACCTCGTACATTAAGGATAGATTAGACTATTGTGTAGATAGTTTAAATTGGGTAGAACAAGAAACAACAAAACTTGGTGTGAAGAAGATTATCTATGTTGGTGATTTCTTTGACCGTTCCGATGTAAATGCAGAAGAGATTAGTGCTTTAGCAAAGGTACAGTGGTCTAACTGTGAACATATTGTTATTGTAGGAAACCATGAGTTAAGTAAGGAAAGTAACTCCGTTCTATTACTTCAATTCTTGGGTTTTAAGGTTATTAGTGAGATTGAAAATATCGATGGTATATTATATGTTCCATATCTCTATAATCCCGATAAGTTTGATTACTCTCTTTTAGATACTGTAGATATTGCAATTAGTCATAACGATATTGCAGGTATTCAAGTTGGTAAGTTTAAGACTGTAAATGGACTTGATTTAGAAAAGTTAAAACGTGCAAAGTTATTCATTAATGGGCATATTCATAATGGTTCCTATTTAGCAGATAATGTGTTAAATATTGGTAACTTTGTAGGTCTTAATTTTAGTGAAGATGCTAATATCTATAGCCATAATGTTGCTTATATCCATAATGGCAAAGTAGAATTGATTGAAAATCCTTACACTTTAAATTTCTATCATCTATCAAAACTATCAGATTTAAAGAAGTTGAAGAAAAATGCAGTAGTTAGTTTTAAATGTGGTAGAGATGAAGTGGATAGTGTTACAAAGAAGTTAAGTGGTGATAAGAATATTAAGTATTTTAAGGTTTTATTAAGTAACGAACTTAAGAAAAAGAAACAAGATGAAGTAGAAGAAAAGTTAAACAAGGTTAATCATATTGAGTTATTTCAAACATTTATGATTGATAAACTTGGTGATGATAAGATGATAAAGGAAGAGGTGGAGAGTGTATGCAAGTAGTGTTTAGCAAGTTAGTTATGCATAACTTTCTATCTTATGCACATTCAGAGTATGAGTTTAATAAAAGTGGATTTATCGCTGTAAAGGGGTTTAATCGTAATAACGAAGATAATGCATCTAGCAATGGTACAGGTAAGTGTTTTGGAAAAGATACAGAAGTCTTAATGTATGATGGTTCTGTTAAACTTGTTCAAGATATTGTTGTTGGAGATGTTGTCATGGGGTGGGATTCTACTCCAAGAGTTGTTTTGGAAACACACACAGGGATGGGCGATATGTATGAGGTATCGTCTGCACGAGGACAATATAAGTATACCTGTAATGATAGACATTTATTATGTTTAGATAAAACCATAGAGCCTGGTGTGGCACGTTCCCCTCAAAAACTAGAAATTTCGGTCAGTGATTTTTTAACTAGTGGATTTCACATTAAGAGAAATTATTGTCAGTACATCATGCCTGTAACGAGAACACTTTTTAATAAAGATGATTTAAGAATTGACCCATATTTCTTGGGTGTCTGGCTGGGGGATGGAACAAAAGATAAACCAGCAATCACAACAATGGATGATGAGATTGTCGAATATGTAACTAACTACTTTTCCACATTTAGTGACCATCACATTAACGTGTACACCAAGTTTAGGGGTTCTTGTGGTTATTCAAAGGCAAAAACGTATGTTCTTTCAGCAAACAAGGGTAAAAAACCGTATACAAATGATTTAGTAAACTTATTGAAGTCTTATAACCTATTTGGGAATAAACATATCCCAAAAGAATATTTAAATACTGATTATGACACACGATTAAAATTATTAGCAGGTCTATTGGACACTGATGGATATTATGAGAAAGAAAGACACTCATTTGAATTTACCCAGAAATGTGGTAGATTGTCTGACGACTTCGTTCACTTAGCCAGAGGACTTGGGTTTAAGGTTTCAGTTAAGAAAAAGGTTGTTTATGGTAAAACTTACATGAGATTTACTATTTTTGGTGACTTATCAAAGATACCTACAAGAGTTAAACATAAAACATGTGATAGTAACTACATTCCACACAAGCAAGTATTCTCTTTCCATCCTAAAATCTCCTATATTGGTAAAGGTACTTACTATGGTTTTCAAATTAGTGGGGATGGAAAGTTCTTACTATCTAATGGATTGGTTGTGCATAATTCATCCGTCTTTAATTCTATCATTTGGTGTTTAACAGGTAATACTCCTACAGGGGTAAAAGATGTTCATAACAGATATGTAAAAGAGGATGAAACATGGGTATATTTATCTTTCACTGTGGATGGGAAAGAATATACTGTTAAGAGATTCTACAAACCTGCAGGTATGGAATTTACTGTAGATGGTAGAGAGATAGATAATAAGGGTATTAGAGATGCAGAAAACATTCTATCTCAATACCTACCTAACATTACTGAAAAGTTATTAAGTTCTGTTATTATTCTAGGACAAGGATTGCCTAACAAATTGACAAATCATACTCCTAGTGGCAGAAAAGAAATCTTGGAACAGTTATCCAATTCTGACTTTATGATTGAAGATATTAAGGATAGATTATCTAAGAGATTAACAACATTAAATGATAAAAAGCGTGAATTGGAAGATAGTGTTCTTCAATTATCTACTACCATGGAGAATAATAAGAGATTAATCACCGATTATCAGTATGAGTTAAACCATCTTTCTCCTTGCGATATTTTGGAATCTGAATTAGCAAGTGACAAGAATCAATATGGTGAATTGTCTACTAGGGTATTTGATAACTATGATGAAGAATTGAAGAAGCTGTATAATGAAAAGGCTAAGATTAAAAATGAACCAAATATTACAGATTTATCTTCTATGGATGTTAAGTTAGCAGAAATGAGAACAACATTAAAGGGAAAGATAGATAAATATAAGGAATTATCTTCTGTTACTGATATTTGTCCTACATGTGGTCAGAAGTTAATTGGAGTTCATAAGCCAGATACGTCTTCTTTGGTTAAGGAAATCAAAGAACTCAAAGAGATTGGTGTTCAATTAAAGACTCAAAGAGATAAGATTGAACAAGAGAATAATCGTATTATTACAGAGTGTAATAAGAAGTATCAAGAAGATGTTGCATCCATACAAACTTCTATCGAAAAGTTAGAACAGTTGCAACAAAAGGTTCAACGAGAGAAACAGTTAGTTGAATCTCAAATGAAGAACTTACTAGAAAATATTTCTAAGATTCAAGTTGAAATTGATGGCTATAATAACAAGAAAAATACCTATTTATCCAGCATTGAAAAAGCAACAAAAGAGAATGATAAGTATGCAGAGGATTTGGGTACACTAAAATCTGAATTAACTACTGTTTCTCAGAGAATTGATATTCAGAATAAGATGAATACTCTTACTAAGAGGGATTTCAGAGGTGTGTTACTATCAAACTGTATTTTCTATTTAAACTCAAAAATGAAAGAATTTTCATTAGAAGTATTCAACACTGATAAGTTATCAATGGAGTTAAGTGGAAATAATGTATCTATTAAGTTAGATGGAAAAGAATATGAAAGTTTATCTGGTGGAGAAAAGACTAAGGTAGATATTATTATTCAGTTATCTATTAGAGATATGTTATGTAGATATGCTAACTTTAGTTCTAATATTCTTGTCATTGATGAGGTTACAGACTTCTTAGATGAACAATCTGCAAGTAATGTGTATAACTTATTTATGTCAAAATTAAATGATGTATCGTCAGTTTATATCATATCACATCGTAAGGACTTTACAATCCCTACAGATGGTGCTATGATTATCGAAAAGGGTACGGATAAGATAAGTAGAATCGTTCAATAGAAAGAGGGTGGTAATACATGAAAAAGTCAGTTAAAGTCAAGGCAAGAACACGTAATGTTCTAATGTCTGCTGACTATTCCTGAGCGTATCCCAACAAGAGATAAAAGTAATGGCACAGGTTTGTGGCGACAAGATGATGTTTGAAACCTTTGAACAAGGAAAAGACTTTTATGCTATGATTGCCAGTTTATCTTTCCATAGAAATTATGAAGATTGTTTAGAGTTTTATCCAGAAGGAACTCCACTCTATAACTATAAAGGTAAGTGGCTACGTTGTAAGCCTGAACAAGCAGAAAAGTTCGCAGGCCATAAGACCGACACGAATATAGAAGGTAAAGCCTATCGAACACGTGCAAAATCGGTACTCCTCGGGATACTCTACGGGAGAGGTGATGCATCTATCGCAGAACAGTTAAACTGTAGTCTTGAAGAGGCGAGAGAAATAAAGAACGCAGTCTATAAAGGTTTCCCTGCAATCGAAAAGTTTGAACAAGCCAGTATTAAACATGCTAAAGATTATAACTGGGTTTCTACCTTATGGGGAAGAAAGAGACGATTACCAGATATAAACCTTCCTGAGTATGAGGTATTTGAGGCCATTCCTATCAAAGATGGGGAATATGTAAAGGGAGATAGGGTAGATAATATTTATGCTACTCCTATTATCAACAAAGTACGTAAGGCGTTCTTTAATCAGAGAAGAACTTTGATAGAAGAACTAAAGAAAAAGGGTTACTACGTAGTAAATAACGGTGGTAAGATAGCGCAAGCACGTAGACAAGTTGTTAATTCGATTGTGCAAGGCTGTCAATTGGGTGATACACTGTTGAACACCAAAGAATATGGGATTGTCAAAATCAAAGATGTGGTAGATGAGAGTTTGCATGTTTGGGATGGTAAAGATTGGACACGAGCTGATATTGTATATACAGGTAAGAAACAACTTTGCCATGTTAAGTACCATAGGGGAATTGAGTTTAATTGTAGTCCTAATCATAAACTATTGGAAGTCAATACTCGGTGTAAAGAGAAATTTATAGAAACTCAGGATTTAATGAATACCAAGATGAAACGTAGAATTAGATTTAATGAGAGTTATGTGAAATCTGACTATGTTTATAAGAGTGAGAGAACTACAAAGAGATTAGCAGGAAATGCTCACGAATATTATTTAGATAATATTGGAGATTCTTATAAGATTGGTGTATTTCTTGGTAGGCTCGCATCTGATGGATGTTTAGCTTATGCTAATAAAGAACGCAGTTATATCGGATTGCTTGTTGCTGAGCATGAGATAGAAGTCCTTGATGTATTAAAGGAAATTACATCTTGTTGGAACACTTACGATAGGATTATCGGTGTTCGAGAAGGTAGAACTCAGAAACTATATTGGCACAATATCTACAGTAAAACTCTTGCTAATGAAATTAGAACATTAAATACAAGATTTGATATTCCTGATGTAATGTTTCGAGATACTGAAATGCTACGTGGATACTTGTGTGGGATGTTTGATGGGGATGGAACAATAGTTAATGGAACTATATCACTTAGATTTGGTAAGAATCATGATTACTCTACTTTACTAAATAAAATACAATTAGCCTTAGCATTTTTTGGAGTTAGAAGTACGTGGAGACAGAATAAGTGCGATGATAGTTATACACTATGTATTTCTAGATATGATAATAAGTCGTTTGAGAAATATATTGGATTTATTAGCAACGATAAGAAAGAAAAACTATCTAAAGCACAAGACACTTACCGTAATGAACATATTTTTGGTAAGTGTGACCTAGTAGATTCTGTTGAAATCACAGATGAGTGGGTTGACATGTATGACGTTTGTAATACTGAACGTGGTTATTATGTGGCAAATGGATTTGTTACCCACAATTCAGCCGCTGACATGTCTAAGAAAGCATTGATTAAATTGAATGGGGATGGCAGACTAAATGCATTACATGCTAAGCCTATTATTCCTATTCATGATGAAGTTATCTTAAGTTCTCCTTTTAGATATGCCAGAGAAGTAGAAAAGAGATTTGCATATGATATGGAGACTGCTGCAACAGATAAACTACACTTAGATATTTCAACTGATGTCGAAGTAACATTTAACTGGTATGGAGAAAGTCTTGACTTAGATAAAGAGTTAAAGGATTTTGAGGAGGAAGTTGATGATACACTCGTCAAGTAATCTACTCATTAATCGAGAATGGTCTATGCCAAACAGTAACACGTTTGATATTAAACCTATTCATAAGTTGATTTCTAAGTATATTGAGTTGGTTAAGGTAGATAATCCTAATGCAGTTATCATTGACCCATTTGCTAATAGAAACAAGTTAGCAAATATCACAAATGACCTAGATGAGACATTTGATACTGATTATCACTTAGATGCACTAGACTTCTTAAAGATGTTTGATGGTAATTCAGTGGATATGGTACTATTTGATAGTCCTTATAGTCCTCGACAGGTGTCTGAGTGTTATAAGAAACTTGGCAAGACGGTAGACCATAAAACAACACAGAGTTCATATTGGTCTAACTTAAAGAACGAGATTGGTAGAATTGTTAAGAAAGATGGTATTGTAATCACATTTGCTTGGAACTCTGGAGGAATTGGTAAGACACTTGGATTTAATATTGAAGAAATCTTGCTTGTTGCTCATGGTGGTTGGCATGGATATGACTTTTATTCTAAACATGAAGAGGTATTCTTAGACAGTATTGCGTGCTACATTAAAAAAGAATACTGGACAGTTGAGTTAATTAATGAGCTAATCCACTATAAACCACGTAATTTCGAAGGTTGTGTCATAGAAAGTTACCAAGAAAAATATGTTCCACAATTTCTGCTGAGTTTAAAGATTAAATTCCCAGAGTTGTATGAGAAGGTTGATAGAAAAACAGATAAAGATACTAGAGAACTTCTCCTTGGTAAGTTTGTTCCTGTGACAAAGTTAAATGTTGGAACTGTTGGAGTTGTGAAGGGTGGATTCTGTCTACCTAATACTTGGTACTATGATGGAAAATACTTAAATGGCACTAAGCAAGAATATGGTTTAACTGTCGAGATGAGAGTTAAAGCAACTGATGAGGTGCTTGTAAAGGTAGTAGATGTTTCTACTGTTCCTTTTGATTTAGTTAATGAATAGTGAGGTGACAGCATGAAATATTTTATAGTTAGCGATGTTCACGGACATTATACAGAATTAAAGAATGAATTAGATAAAAAAGGGTTTAACGAACAGTTAGACACTTTGGTTGTGTGTGGAGATTTATTAGACCGTGGGAAGGAGAATGTTAAATGTATTCAATTTGTCAACTCACTTCCTAATAAGGTTCTTATTAAGGGAAATCATGAGTATAACTTAGAAAAGTGTTTATTTTCTCATAGGTTTGATTATGCAGATAAACATAATGGTACAGTTGATACTATTTTAGAGATTGCAAAGTATGTGTCTGGTAGAAAGATGCTAAATGCTTATGACAGTGAAATCTTTATGTATGCTAATCAGTGGTTAGAACTCACTCAATATATGAATAGTCTTGTGGATTATTTTGAGTTTAAAAATAAGAATGGAAATACTATTGTTTGTTGTCATGGTTGGCTACCAGAGAACTATAAAGATAAAGACTGTAAAGACTTTGAAGAGTATAGTTGGATAAATGGTATGGCTTATTGGAAGAATGGTCATGGCTTTAAGGATAAAACAATTATCTGTGGTCACTGGCATTGCTCTTTCGGAAATTCTAAGTATCATGGTAAAGGTTCTGAATTTGGGGAAGATGCTTGTTTTGAACCATTTAGAGATTTAGGTATTATTGCCATTGACGCTTGCACAACAGTAACAAAGAAAGTAAATGTTTTAATAATTGAGGGAAATTAAGGGAGTGATTATATAGTGAAGAATAAGAAAATTTTTAAGAAAGCAACAATTGGTACATCATTACTGATGTCAACTGTATTGTTATGTGGTAATACAGTGAAAGCACATGCACAGGCTGATTTAACACCAGAAGAAAGTCAGAAATTAGCAGACTTTTTAGCAACACAACCAACAAACGGTGCAAGAACAAGTTTAGGCCTTACAAATAACGTGAGCCATAGCACTTACAAGTTTAATAGAAACAACTTTACTTCTGTGTTTGAAAGTCGTTCAACAAAGACTAAGTTAGATAAGGACTATGACTTTGTACTAGATGATGGAGACCATGCAGGAGAAACAGTACATGTCAAGAATTGGCAAGACCTAGATGTTTTTGATGTATCGACAGCAGACTCTTTAGGCCCAGATTACGGAATGGGTAAGTATCTATTTGCAAAACAGGTAACATTCGTAACAGATGACGGTACAGAGTTTATAGAACGTAACGTTACTTTACCTGTTGATTTTGATGGTGCAGAACGTTATGACAAGACTGCATACCCTAATAGATACGTATTTGATTATCCAATTGAAGAAGAGGACTCACGCTTTACTCATGATATTATGGGTGTGGGGGATATGGCTGCCACAGGTGGTACTGGTTATTGGCAAATAACTGCAACTGTGAACGAAGAAATTCCTTATGATACGATTGCTGAAATTGATGAGAATTTAAAGCAAGGAGAAATTGTAGAAGTTACACAGGGAGAAATCGGTAATAAGATTGGTACATTTAACCTTACAGTTGGCGATGATTTGGGTAGTAGATACTTAGATTACGATGCTGATGTGATTTATAACGACTTAAAAGACTTGTTTAGCACTTCATCAATTCAGAAAGATGCATTCTTTGTTCGTGATTGGGGAATGGCTACCTTTGTTGAAGGTGGTTCAGTAGATGCTAAAGATAGACTATTACATGTAGGTATTGACTATACACAATATGTAACAGAATATGGAACGGAATTGAAGACTAAAGAGTATGGTGTACATGAGAAAGATACATTTGATGGTTACGAATATGTTACAACACGTACTGAGGCAAATGGAGATACAGTTCATGTGTATAAGAAGGTAGTTGCTCCTACTCCTACACCTGAACCAGAGCAACCAGTAACACCAACAAATCCTGTAGAGGAAACTCCAGTAAATCCTACACCTAGTCCTGAAACTCCTGTGAATCCAACAAATCCAGGCAATTCTGGAAATGTAAATGGTGGTAATGATGAAGATACGACGCCTGCTAACCCAACAGAGGGTGAAACACCTGTTAGTCCTACTCCAACACCAAATCCTACACCTAAACCAGATGTACCAGTTGTAGAAGATAATCATGGAAATAATACAGGTGGAAATACTGAAACACCTGCAGTTCCAAACCCTACACCAGAACCAAGTGTTCCAACAGATGAAACACCAGTTCAACCAGTAGAACCAACTAAACCTAACGAGGAAAAACCTGTAGTTCCTAACAACCCTACTGATAATACAGTAGTTCCACCTGCAGTAGAAGAAAAGCCTGTGGTAGAGGAAAAGCCAGTAGATAGTAATAAGGTGGAGGATAACACGGTAGTAAATAATACAAACAGTTCAACCACAACTATCAAGAAAGATGATAGAGTTATCGAAACTGGAGTTAGAACTAACTTATTTACAAGCCTTGCTATGACAGTTGTTAGTGGAATTGGTCTATTAGCAGTAGCATTTAAGAAGAAGGAATCGAAGTAATTTGACAGGGGAGTAGGAACTCCCCTTTATTTGATATAGATAATGGGGGAAAAATATGTTTGCTGATTTAAAAAATGATTATGAGAGTATTAGTATTGCCGAATATTCAAAGTGGATTGAGAATTGGTTGTCAGTTCTAGCAGAATTGGTGGATGGTGAAAATAATTTTGATGATACACTAGACGAAACAAATGAACATTTCTTAAAGGTATGTGGAAAATCTTACAAACCCGTTAAGTATGAATTTCACAGCTTTTGTTTCTGCTATGTATTATCTTGCAAAGATTGATGTAACAAATCAAGAAAAGTTAGATAATATGGAAGTAATCTACCAACATATTTCAGTAATTAATGACTTAACTGAAAAACAAATCAAGAGAAACAAGTTAGAAAAGATTGTTCCTTTGATGTTAGAGTTTAGAGAAATCGACAAGAAATCTAGAATTATTTAGCGGAAAGTAGGCAAGCTACATGGAAGATAGTAAATTAAATACCATTCAATTTGCTCAATCCCTGTTCGGACTAGAGCCCGATACACCTATTGCCCATGAGTTTGACATGGAATTTGGTCAAACAAAGGATAGATGGTGGTCATGTCAGAGAGAACATTTTGCATTTTGGGCGATTATACAAAATACCGATGGTACTAAAGGATACGAACATAAACCAAATGCAAGTGCAATGAAAATGTATAACATGATAGGTGCACCAGAATTGCTATTGTGGTTGATTGAGGCATTGCACATTTCATTAGGATTAGCTACAACAGAGTTTAGAAAGTTTGTAATAGAATTGACTAAGTTAGGGAGAAAACCAAAGAAACAGTGTAAGATGATTCGAGATAAGTATCCCTATAATGTGGTTGAGCAATGGTTAGTGCAAAAATAGTTAAGATTCATAACTAAGAGAGGATGGTAGGTATGTTTAAAAAGAAACAACAAGATAAAGAACTTTTAGATGACAAGATATTTAGTGGAGAATTAAGTGAGATTGGGGTTAAGTCACAGGAAGAACAAAATAATGTAATGAAAGGGTTTGTAAAAGAAAAATATTGCAAAGATGGGTCAATCTATCGACTTCTTTTAAGGACTTTCGGACTTACTGCTCTTATTTCTGCAACACTGTACACTCCTATGCGTTTAGTAGCAGAAAAGACACCTATTCCATTTCTACTACTTGTGGTTGTAGGTGTGTTTATCTCATTCCAAATCGCAATTAGAATTGTAGCAACAATTGAAACGTTAGGAAAGGGATTTGTAGGTTAAGTGTTTCCAAATACTCCTAGTGATAAGTTGCCAAAAGGCATTATCTATATATCAGATGAAGATAAGACAGACCTTTTAAATAAATTTGCTACTTATAATGTTTTAGGTATAAGAAAGAACAAAGATGATACATTCTCTGTCTTAGTGGCTGAGAATGGTGAAAATATAGTATATAGTGCAGATAGTCCGTATATCAGCACTTTGGTTAGTCGCTATATGGTAGAGGGTAAATGGTACTCTATCATTGATTTTGTGTACGATAAAGCTAAGGGAGTAGATAAATAATTTGGGTGAGAATTAATTTCTCACTCTTTTATTTACAAATTTCTTGAATTGTGCTAAACTATAGATATAAGAGAGGTAACAAGACATGGAATATACAGTTGTATTGTTCGTAGCACGGAATAAAGATAATAAACATATCGAAGGTTTTAAAGGAAGTAGTCAACAGTTCCTTATGACGGATGTATCAAATGTTTCTGAAAAGTTTGGGGAATTTGTTTCTAAACAATTAGATAGTACATTATGTCGGTGCTATGTGTCTGTGAACAAGCGTAATGGTATTCTTGTACAAAAACATTTAATCTCATATCTTGCTTTGAATGATGTTGACTTGTCTAAGGTTGCTCGTAAAACTACCTCTATTGCAATGCTACCTCAATGTGCAACAACAAAGAAGTGGTTATTTGATTTTGACTATTGGGAAGAACGATTCGTTAAGGAATTTGTAGAGGATATTCATAGTATCAACCCTACTTTAGAGGTAACTTATTCTAAGACAATTCATGGCTATGCAGTAGTTGCAGAACATGGTTTTGATACAAGAGAACTGCTAGAAAATTGGACAGAGTGTGAGAATAAGAAAGATGGTATGCTTTTGATTGATTGGAAGGTGAAATAATTATGGATATTAAACAATTTAAAGATTATTTCATTAACTATTTAGAAGAATGTAATAAGCCTGCCACTATTGAATTACAGATGTCAAGCTATTGGTCTGAACCTTGTAGAGTGGTGTGTGAATATGCTATCTCTGGAAATACTTTAATTTTAAATACTACAGAAGAGTTAGAAAAAGCCTATGAATTTAATGATTCTAAAATATTTGATGATATTGCTGTGGTTGTTTTCTCGGTCGATGGCAATATTGTAAAGAACACAATATGTACAGATGTTAGTTGGAGCGATAGAATTTTCACATTTGAAGCAGATTAGGTAGAAGAGGTAATTATGGATATTAGATATTTTAAAGAAAAATTCGTTGATTTTATTGATGATTGTAATGAGTGTGGAGTTCTTGCTACTATTCATGTACACGATGAGTATTGTTTCAGCAAGTGGTGTGGAGTTGTAGATAAATGTACCATTAAAAATGGTGTTGCAATTCTTAATGTTGTGGATTATGCACAAGGCGTTGAATATCAGTTCACTGATAAGACAATTTTTGATAATGTCAGTAAGGTTGTGTTTTGTATTAAAGATAAGATAATTGAAGATGCTGAGTTGGTAGATACCTCATGGAGTGATAGGACATTTGGCTTTGAAGTTGATTTGGGATAGATACCATGGATAGAAGAGCAGATATTATAAGAGAAGAATTTGGAGAAGAGTTGTACAGAGCATATCTCTCCACATTCCCCAACAGAGGTAAAGAAGAAACAAATGAGTACACTAGATTATTGTGGTTTATCCCAGACATTTATGAGTATGTCTGTTTTGATTATAGTTTAGACCAGTTAGTTAATTCTTGGGTAACTAGAGGATTAGACGATAATGATATAGAGATGATATTCCGAATCTTTGAAATAGATACAGGGATAGATGCTAGTAAGGAAAGGAAAGATTTTATAGATGCACTTAGAGAGTATCGAGGAAAAGAAAATGCATAAAACAAAATTGCAACTATATAACGAATTAAAAGAATTAACGGAAGAAAATAGAAAACAAATTAAAGAAATATTAGATGAGCTTGTTGAGAGTGAAGCATTGTCAACTTACACACTCAATGTACCAAAGTGTTCAAACTTTAACTATCTTTACGATACCGAACCTAAGAAACTTGAAGAGTATTTAGATAATTACATTGAAACAGAAGTTGATTATTTTCAAGAGTTTTGTGAATATAAAGAGATTTCACTACAATCAGTGGATATAGAAAACCCAGAGTTTTATGAATCAATTTGTTTTTCATTTTGTCCACAAGCAGACAATACAATCTTAGAAGATTTATTCCAATATATAAATTTTTCATACCAAACAGAGTTAAATGACTTTATTGAGGACTATTTAGAACATGGAGATTCATTTACAGAATATCTATGTGATAATGGGTTTATTTCTGCTGATATTTATTCTGAAGGCTTTTATGACTTGGTGGCAGTAAGAGAGTTATCCTTAATTTTTGCTGAGTGTGAGAACTTTTTTAAGGATGAATTAGATAAATTAAAGATGATACAGACCTCCTTATATGAGTGTAGAAATAGATTAAATAAGATTTCTGATAAGTTTGAACAAAATTTTATTGAATATTTAGATGACATGGGGTATTGTGATAATGAGTAGAACAAAAGAACAACTGTGTAATGAACTAAAAGAACTAACAACAGAAAGTAGAAAGCAATTTAAAAGTATCTTAGATGATATTATTAAATCTGAAGCATTATTGGCACACTCAACCAAAGTTCCGATGGCATATAACTTGATTGATGATTTTGATATTTCAGAACTAGAGTTTAGAGATATGTTTGAAAACTTTGTTAGTTTTCAATATAACGACTTATACACTTTCTGTGATTATTGGGATATGGTAGTATTATTAAAGTCAGGAAGAAATTCGAACAAAGTATATTTCTTACCAAAAGCAGATGATACTATATTAGAAGATTTATTTGCTTATCGAGCCTATAATTACCAAGACCAGTTAAAAGAATTTATTGAGGATTATTTTGACCATGACGATTCTTTCTCTGAGTTCATGTGTGATAATAGTATCACATCAGCAGATATTTATTCAGAATATTTTTATGAGTTAGCAACAGTAAAAGAGCTACAAATCATCTTAGCAGAATATAAAGAAGTATTCCAAGAAGAAATAGATAAGTTAAAGAAACTACAGAATAATTTATATGCTTGTGTAGGAAAATTAGAAGACATTATCAATGAGTTCCCAGAGAATTTTGAAAAATATTTGGGGGATATGGGATATGAACGTTTCGGTGAGTAAGTTAATTGAATTAGAGGCAATCAACAAAAATATTAGAGTATTAGAACCAGATATGACCTATTACGATGATAAAGGTAGTTGGGTTCTAATCTACACAGGAACAAATCATTATATTAAAATTAGTGAATTAGTAGAGTTGGCATTATCTATTGAGGGTATTTCTCCTTTAACAAGTGTATATTGTGTGAACGATGATTATGATTCTTTTAATGAATTATTATCAAATATTAAAGAGAAGAGTTTTCCTTTTAGAAATACAATTCATCCAGATGACATTATTTAATAAGTGGGGAGATTAATTTCTCCCTTTTTATTTTATTTTTCTGTAATTTATTTTTTATTTTCTTTATTATGTAAATTATTTCATTGTTAAAGTTTTACTCAATTTCACAAGTTTTAAACCGATATGTTTATTAGATTTCGTGTATTTTTTGAAAAAACTAGTTGATTTCAGGGGGGCTCTTCGGATTATTTAGGATTATTTATAATTATTTTATTATTTTAATTATATATTATTAGTATTTTATTAATTATTTATTTTGAATATTTATTTTTGAATTATATTATTTTGGAGTATTTTTATAATATTATTTTATTTTTTATTCTATTTATTATTGACAGAAATTAATTTTTATGATAATATGTAGTAGTAGAAAGGATGTAATTATTTATGCTAAAGTATCCTTCCATTGAGAATTACTATAACGTGTTTAAAAATAAGTATTTAACTTCATTTATGGATGATGTGTTTTATGCAACAGAGAAGATTCATGGTTCTAATATGCAGATTTTAGTTACTCCTAATTCTGTTGAATATTATTCTCGAAATCATTTAGTTAATACAGAAGATAGTCTAGGTAGTAGATTAGATGCTTGTGAGAACACTCATCGTATGATTTCTCTTGTTCAAGAATATATGAAAGAAAATCCTGATGTGATTGAGGTTTATGTGTTTGGTGAACTTTATGGTTCTGGTATTCAACACATGGAATATCAAGAGAATTTAGATAAGGTTCGTAACTTTAGAGTGTTTGAGATTTTTGTAAAGACAGATAAAGTATTTAGGAGTTTCTCTCTTGAAGAATTACAGAACTTTGTACCAGAGGATATTCTTGTTCCTTTTGTTCGCATTGATACTCTAAAGAATTTAATGAATACTCCTCTTACTGCTGAATCTGCTTTAGGTGGAGAAAAAGAGGGTTTAGTATACAAACCTATTAACTCTCAAATCTTTGAACTAGATAAAGAGACTGGTGCTATTCAAAATTATGTGGCCGTTAAACATAAGACAGAAAGATTTACTGAAATCAAGGACAATGCTAAGGAAAAGAAACAGATTGAACTAAGTACAGAACAAGCAAAGTTTAATTCTGAGATTGACCGTTACTTTACTATGGCTCGTCTTGAATCTGTAATGAGTAAGGAAACGTTTGATGTAGACCTAAAGAATTTAAGTAAGATTATTCCTTTATACCTTGCAGATGTTAAGGAAGATTATTTAAAGACAGGAGAACCTTTCTTTGAGAAGATTTTCGGTAAGAAGGCTTGTCTTGTAGTTCAACTAGTTAAGGAATATTTAACACGAGAAGAGGCTTAATAACCTCTTTTTCTTATTGACAACTAGAGATAAAATGTGTTAAACTTATTTATGTAAAGAGAGGTAACAAGATATGGAACACATAGCAGAAAAGAAAAAGTTGTTAAAAAGTACTTAGATAAACTCACTAAGAATAGGGTAGTATATGCTAATGGTAAGGTTGTCAGAACATCTAATTTAACCCATGGATTATGTGCAAATGTTGAGGAAGTAGATTTAGGGGATGTTAAAATCAAGGTTTCATCACATTCCTATACTAAGAAAATTGTCCCATCTTCACTAAGAGTAAGAATTTATGAGAATGGCATAGAAACTTTAGATGACGCAATACTTACATTCAATGAGGATAAAAATAAACCTTCGAAATTTGTTTCCAAATTAACTGATACTCAAATTGAAAAACTCATTGTAGCCTTAGAACCGATTATTTCTGCTATTGATAGAGAGGTATCTTTAATTAACGAAGAAGAAAAATCTTCCAAGTTATCACAAAGAGAAACACTCATCAAAACCATTGAGAAAAACCTTAAATCTGGAATTAAGTTTGATAAATTAACCTTGTCAGAATTAGTACAACTAACTAACTTGACGGACAAAGCAGTTAAATAGAAAGAGATGGTACTTTATGAATACTTGTAATGTTGAATGTCGTTGCCCTATCTGCGGTAAGTCTTATACAGTAATTGTTCCTCATGAGGGATTTATTAAGTGGAGAAATGGTGGTAGAGTCCAAGAGTGCATGCCACAGCTTTCTAATGAAGATAGAGAAGCTTTAATGTCTGGTATCTGTGGTGAATGTTGGGATAGACTTTATGGCGAAGAATAACTACCTACAAACTGTTAAAGGATTTGTGGTAATTCTTTTAATCTCCTTATTGGGATTTGCAAAGGATTATCTACTAATTAAAATATTTGGAGTTTGTGTTAGTTTTATTCTTCTAGTAACTCTAATAGTTTACGGTTGGAAGAATAAGGATAATAGTACATCCCAGAGTATCATAGAATATTTCTTGAACATAACTCTAATTTTATCCATTCTATATGGATATACAATGTATAAGCTATTTATTTTCTTGATATTATCTTTTGGTGGTATTGTTCTACTGAAACTTTTAACATATATTTTTGTGAAAAATGATAGTTTGTTAGAAAATGAGATTATTTCACATTTGAATGATGTAACTGGTTTACATTACACCTTATATCATTACAGAGATATTGGGTATTTGTATATTATTATTTCCTTTATCCTGATTAGTGTGGTAATGTCATCTAATAGTGTCCTTCTACTTTGTATTGGGGTTATATTCTCTTATCTGTTGTACACTGAGGGGAGAAAATTTACCAAGGTGGATTTGGAATATATGTATATGTTACATCTTCCAGAAGAGAAGAAAAAGAGTGCTTTACTATTAGAAATCATCAAGCAGTTCTTTCATAATGGTTCCGTCTACGTTGAATTTGGTGAGCCACAAGAAAACAAGAAGGGATATATCCTTAAGGCAGTATTCACCAGTCCTAATAACCCTAATATTATAGTAAATTTTCCTAAGAATTATAATGTACTTAAAGGAAAGAAATACAAGATAGCCGATTTAATTAAGTAGGAGAAATTATGTTTAATTTATTTTTAATTGTCTGGGAGAAAGTAGTTAGTTTAATCATTAAATTATTTAGTGTAAATGTGTGAAAGTAGATACTGAGGTATTTACTTTTTTATTTTGTGTGATATAATGTGAAATAAGGAGGCAATATATGCTTAAGAAATTGGATTTAATTCAATGTGGCATCATCTTAGTGATGTTAGTATTTTTCCCATTCAAAGGAACTTATCCAATTCTTTTTACTATTGGTGGATGGTTAGGTACTGTTGGTATTTTAGTTGGATTTATTAGTGTTCGAATGATTAACAAGATGGAAAGAAATAAAGAACACAGTTTAAGAATGAGTAATATATGTATTAACATGTCATTATTAAATTTGGTAGGGGTATACTATACTAACTCTGTTTCTTCACAAAATTTCCGTCTTATTGCATCAATGCTATTCCTACTCCTTTCCTTATGACTATACACACCTAAAAAGAGGTGGGAAGATGTTCAAGATGACTTAAGTAAGTAAGGAGAGTACAATGAAAAGAACAAATACTTTTATTACAATTGGTGCTAGGGGTCTTGTTGATGACAGAGAAGAAAATGATTTCTATGCTACTGAACCAAAAGCAACAGAACTATTATTAGAGAAGGAAACATTTAATCAAAACATACTAGAACCATGTGCTGGTATGGGGCATATTAGAGATGTACTTGTTTCTCATGGATACAACGTTACTGCAACCGATTTAATTTATCGTGGAGTAGATGACATTAAACAGGAAGATGTATTTAATATTAAGGAATTTAATGGAGATATTATTACCAATCCACCATATAAGATGGCTTTGCCTATTTTGAAACATTGTTTAGATATTATTCCAGATGGTAATAAGGTAGCAATGTTCTTAAAGGTATTGTTTTTAGAAGGTAAGGAACGAAAGAAGTTCTTTGAAGAAAATCCACCTAGATATATATATATATTGCCAGTGGGAGATTGAATTGTGCCAAAAATGGTGATTTTGAGAAATATACCTCTAGTGCAGTTGCCTATGCTTGGTTTGTATTTGAAAAGGGTTACAAAGGTGATACGATTGTACGGTGGATTAACTGATGGGAAAAACTGATAATTTAAGAAAAGCAATGGTGACTAAGAATGATGAGTTCTATACACAACTACATGAGATAGAAAACGAACTTAAATACTATTCTTCTTATTTGAAAGATAAGATAGTATATTGCAACTGTGATAGTCCTAAGTATTCTAACTTTTGGAAGTACTTTTATAATAACTTTCACATTCTAAAATTAAAAGGTCTTGTTTCTACTTATCTTGATAATGAACAATCCTATAAAACTACTTATGATGGGAAAACAGTTAGACAAGAAGAATTAGTGGGAAATGGAGATTTCAGAAGTGAAGAGTGTATTGAGATATTAAAAGAGTGTGATATGGTAATAACTAATCCACCTTTTAGTTTAATACGAGATTTCTTTGATATATTAGTTGAAAATAAGAAACAATTTCTTTTTATTGGAACTATAAACGTTGTTAAATATTTGAATGTATTTAAGGAAATAAAAGAGAATAAAGTTTGGACTGGTAAAACACACCAAGCTAATTATATTAAACCAGATGGAAGTATCTATCAAATTAGAAATACTATCTGGTTAACTAATATAGGTGAAAATTACAAGGAATTAGTCTTGACTAAGAAATATGAAGAAGGCAATTATATTGAGTATCATAACTTCGATGCTATAAACATAGATAAGGTAGCAGATATACCATGTGATTATTATGGCATTATGGGAGTACCAATCACTTTTATTGAGAAATATGATATTAATCAATTCAAGATTATTGGGATAGATAGATTGCCATACAGTATCGAATTGGGAATAGGAGAAATGGGGAAACAATGGTGTAATGATTTCTTTTCTAGTGGGGGAAAAGGACATTATACTCCAACTATGAGAAACTTATGTTTGTACGAAAACGGACACTCAAAAGTACGTTTTTCAAGGATATTAATTCAAAAAAGACAGGTTATTCTTATGGCAGAGACAGAAACAATGAATCATTGACAATATAATTCATTAGAGTTATAATCGAGCAGAAAGGAGATTGGCTAATCTGGCTAAGGCTAAGAAAGCTGGATTGAAAGTCGGTAGACTTCAATACAAGCACGAGTGCAACGAGATTAACTTAAAGCAGTTTGGTAACACCTATAAAATCAAGGCTCACAACAAAATCAGTGTTCAAAACATTGGTGTTTTAGTCGTGAATGGACTTGAACAGATTAACTTAGATGGAGTTGAGTTTGCAAATGCTAAACTCATCAAGAAACCTTCAGGTTTCTATATTCATCTAACTGTTTATACTAAAAAACAATCTCAGCCAGAAACTTCTAAGGAAATTCTTGGCTTAGATATGGGAATCAAAGACCAATTGACGTTTTCTAATGGAGTTAAGGTAAACTTTTACTTGGAAGAAAGTGAACAACTGAAAGGTTTGACGAGGAAGTTAAATCGTCAAGTTAAGGGTTCTAACCAGTATAAGCAAACTTTAACTCGAATTAGACGAATTTATGAACATCAGAACAACAAGAAAAGCGATGTAGCAAACAAGTTAAATCACGTTTTAAAGCAAAACTACATCATCTGTTTCCAAGATGAATTGTTAAACTCATGGAAACGTAAGAAATCTAAGCATAAGTTTAGTTTTGGAAAACAAGTCCAACATGGAATTTTAGGAAGAGTTGAGGATAAACTAAAGAAAAACACCTCTAATGTCATGTTAGAGAGTTCAGTCCCAACGACTCAAACTTGTCCTGAATGTGGATGTTTGACGAAACACAGTTTAGACAGACGTAAGTATCGTTGTAGTCATTGTGGATATGAAAATCCTGATAGGGATATTCACTCTGCTAAAAATATGATACTGCTGAGCGGGTATGGAACGTATCGCTCATTAAACACGGATACTGTTAGCACTAACAAACTAGTAAGCCTTTTGGCTAACCTAAAAAATGTTGGTGTGGTAGTAACTACCAACAGTATGGAAGCTCACTGCCTTTAGGCGGTGGGTAGTTCACGTATTTTTAGTTTAACAGAAAGGAAATAGAAAATGGTAAAGAAAGATAAAACACTGTATACTGAAACCAGTATCGTATCAGAAACCCCTAGAGAGTTCTGTCGAAGAGTACCATCAACATATTTAGGAAGTTCTAAAACAAATACAAATCTTATTAAGGAAGTGTATGCTAACTCTGTAGATGAGGCTGTATTGGAACATGGAAACACCATTAATGTATCAGTAGATATTGATAAGAATAAGTATGTCGTACAAGACTTCGGGCAAGGATTCTTAATCAATGCAGGCATTGATGAGAATGGCGAAACTGTCATGCAACGAAGTTTTGATGTTATGAACACATCAGGAAAGACATCTGCCGATGGGGTTTACGGTGGCTCAGCATTAGGAGTTAACGGAATCGGGGCAAAGCTCACCAATTGGCTTTCAAACAAATTGATTGCAACGTCTGTTCGAGATGGAGAATATGAGAAACTTTGGTTTAAGGATGGGATTTTCCAAAAAAGAGAATTAGGTAAAACATCAGAACACAGTGGAACTACTGTAGAGTGGTATCCAGATAAACAGTTTTTCACATCAAACGAGCCAGATTTTTCATTTTTATGTGAATATTTTGAAGAAATTGGTGCATTAGTTCCAAATTTAACTACAAACTTCACATATATTAAAGATGGTAAGGAGAAGAAGTTCACATACTTTATTCCAGATGGATTAGACCACTTGGTAACAGAGAGAGTTGGAGATAAAGAACTATTTTCTAATCGTTTTAGTATTGATAGAACTATTGGAACGGATAGTATTTCCATGTGTTTAACTTATACATCAGATTACTCAGATAATATTACTTCCTTTGTTAATTTAGGTAAAACTGAGGGTGGAGAACATATTTCTGCTTTTAAGAGTGTGTTTACTAGAACATTAAATAAGTATGCACAGGAAACAAATAAATTAAAGGCTAAAGAAAAGAATCTAACTTCTAATGAGTTAATGGAAGGTCTTTATGTTATTTTTAATGTAACTACTACAACTGTAAAGTATGATGCACAAAATAAGAGTAGAATTGATAGTATTGATGCTAACATCATTAATCAAACTATTAGTGGTGATTTTGCTACTTGGTTAATAAATAATCCTAATGAAGCTGATATTATTCTTGAACGTGCTTTAGTAGCCAGACGTGCTAGAGAGGCCTCTAAGAAAGCTAAGGAAAAGATTAGAGAAACTGCTAAAAAGGATAAGACTTCTTTATTTGGCGATTTCCCTACATCACTCGCAGAAGCATATCCTAAGAACAGAAATGACAGAAGTTCTTGTGAGTGCTACATTGTAGAGGGGTTATCTGCGGGGGGAACAATTAAAAACACAAGAGATAGCAAATTCCAGGCATGTTATCCTATTAGAGGTAAGATATTAAACTGCTTAAAAGCATCTACTGATAAGGTCTATGCAAACACCGAGATTTCAGGTCTTGTAAAGATTCTTGGGCTTGATGTGGATAAAGATACTGGGAAATTGATTTACAATAAAAAGAAGTTGCGTTATCCTAAAATTATTATTGCCTGTTTCACTGGAGATACAAAGGTTAAATCATTAGACGGTAATTCCTACTCCTTTAAGGAACTTGTAGATAACGATGTTAAGACATTGTGGACTTATTCTATTGATAAGAATGGGAATGTTGTTCCAGCTTTAGCAAAGAATATTCGTAAAATCAAAGAAACAAATAAATTGGTTAAGATTACATTAGATAATGGGAAAGTTATTAAATGTACATTAGACCATAAATTTATGTTACCTGATTTAAGTTATGAAGAGGCTAAAAACCTAAAAGTCGGTCAATCACTAATGCCTATTTATACTAAGATAGAGAATAAACATGAAATGTACTTTGATAGAAATTCTGGAAAGTACAAATATACGCATGATTTAGTAGGAAACACTATTCTAGCTAGGGAAAAAGAAGATGCTTTAAACCGATTACAGTGTGAAGAACATTCTCCAAACCAAAATAGTATATGTGTTCATCATAAAGGTGTATTTAATCAGAACAATAGTTTAAATAATACTCCAGAAAACCTTGAATGGCTAACTGCGAAAGAACATTTTATAGAACATTCTAAACACAATAAATCAGAAAAAGGAAAAGAATATTACAGAGAGTTACATAGAGAAGGTAAATTAAAGAATTGGGGAGAAACTTACAATGGTTCGGAGAAACATATAGTAGATGTTAAACGAGCTTGGAAGTTAGGTAAATATGCCAATTGCTATAACCACTTCGCTGAGTACAATAAAACACGAGCGAACAAGGATTCCTGCAAGAAGTCTAATTCTAATCCATTACATATTCTTCATAGTAAACAAACAAAGACATTGAAAACAATTAAATATCTTGTTGAAAATAACCTAGAAGTAAATGAGGAGAATTATAACTATAATAAGTGCCAAGGTGCTGTCCTATTCTCAAATCTGGATACTCTATTTAACAGTTTAGCCGATGCTATTGAATTAAGCGATAACGTAGACATTTCTAACTATGTACTTAAGAGAGAACAGGATAATAATGTTGAAGTTTGGAAACGGTCAAGAGTTGCTAGAGTCATTAATAGACTTACTGACAAAGGGTTAGAGTTAAACGAAGAAAACTATAACTCCGTTAGAGTTAAGAAAGATAAAGACCCTAAGTTTGAAACAATCCTAACAGTTTTTGATTCTTACGAAGAAGCGTATGAGGTAGGAAAGCACTACAATCATAAGATAGTGGACATTGAATACCTCGATGTTGAGAACGAACCAGTGTATTGTATGGAAGTACCGGAATATCATAACTTTTTACTAGATGCAGATGTTGTAATTCACAACTGTGACGGGGATTCGGACGGCGGACACATTAGTTTATTACTTATAACTGCTATCAATTGGTTGTGTCCTGAATTATTAACTGAGGGCCATATATATCGTGCATATAGTGCATTATTTAAGGTTATTTTCCCAGATGGAACATATATACTATTCCAAGATGACAAGTCATTTGATGCTTGGAGAGAAAATAATCCTAATAGAAAGTATAAGGTTACTCGTGCAAAAGGTCTTGGTGAACTTACAAAAGAGGAGGCCTATGAACAGTTAGTAAATGTAAATACAAGAAACTTAATGCAGTTAGTTATCCCTAATTATGATGAGTTTATGAATGTACTAACGATTGCTATGGGAGATGATACAACACAAAGAAGTGATTTATTATCTGAATATTATGAGAGTGTTGCAAAGAAAGGTGAGGTGTTATAGTATATGACAAGCACAATGAATATTATTGATGAAATTAAGAATAATATGTATACTTATGCAGATGAGGTAAACTTAAAACGTGCTATCCCTTACCTTTCTAGTGGTCTAAAACCCATTGGCTTGTTGGGTATTTGGTCTATGTATGCCAATAAACATACTTATGACAAACCATACTCAAAATCTCAAAAGGTTACTGGGGAGTTAATGAACTATTCACCTCATGCAGATGCCTATAAGTCTGTTGCTCGTATGGCACAAGACTTTATTTATCCTGTTCCTCTGATTGATGGACATGGTAATTATGGTTCTATTGTTGGTGGCGATGATGTGGCGAGTGCCAGATATACTGAAATGAGATTATCTGAGTTTGCACAAGACATCCTACTCTATAATAAGGAAATATTAGATATGGGATTAAACTACTTGGAAGAGGATGAACAACCTATTTTAAGTAGGTGGGTAGCCCTTTTACCACTACTATTTATTTCTCACTTGTCTGGTCTTGGATTTGGTAAGGCTAATACTTGGGTCGGTGGTAATCTATTCGAGTTTAAGAATGTGTTACATAAGTATATGAAGAATGGAAAAGTTGATTATTCTCTTATTTACCCAGACTTCCCTACTGGTGGTACTATTATCAATAAGTCAGAAATGGCTGAAATGTATAAGACAGGTAGTGGAACTGTTAAATTACGTGGCAATGCTACTATAAAGGAAAACATCATTACGATTACTTCACTACCATATCAAGTTTATCCAGACACATTCTTGGAAAGTTTAAAGAAATTAACTGATAAGGTAGATACTTTACCGATTAAATCCGTATCAAATTATAGTGATATGAATGGTGTTGAGATTGAGATTGTTTGTAAGGATAATGATGGTGCAAATCTTGTATTAAATTGGTTGTATGCTAAGACTAACTTACAAGTAAGTCTTTCTAATAATCGTGTGGCAATTACTCGTAGAGGTATTCCAGAAATGGTTACAATGGAGAGATACCTTGATGAGTTTATCTTAAATAATCGAGAATTAGTTATTAAAGAATCCAACCACTTCATTAGTAAGAACAAAGATAGATTAGAAGTATTAAATGGTCTTATTTCCGCTCTTGACATGATTGATAAGATTATTGCTTTGATAAAAAAGAGTAAGTCTAAACAAGATGCTAAGGATTCTATTATGAAGTTAGGCTTTACTGAACTTCAAACACAGGCAATTGTAGATATGCCAATGGGTAAATTAGCAAATCTTGAACAGATTAAAATCCATGAAGAGATGGAAAAGTTAGATAAAGAAATGAGGTATTACTCCAACTTATTGAGCGATGAGATTGCAAGGGATAAGCATTTCTTAGATAGATTTGATAAGTTAGTAGATAAATATGGTTGGGAACGTAGAACTCAATTAGAAGACATTGAGGAAGTACCACTAACAGTTGCCAAGAAAGAATTACGTGAGAAAGCACCTAGAAAACAAAAGGAATATATGGTTGCTTTATCTTCTGAACATACAATTAAATCAACTGAGGTGGTTAAGTATAAGAAGAATCCGTCAGACTTATATGTAGGTAAGTTTACAAAGAAAGATAATGTAATTGTAGTAACCGAAACAGGTATGATGTATAAGATACCCGTGAAGAAGATTGAGGTTTGTCTATCTACTGCACAGGGAATGACATTTGATAGTTTTGGTATTACTGATAAGGTTGTGTTTATTGATACTCAACCTAAAGACTTTGTACTCTTTGTATCTAAATTAGGTCTTGTTAAGAAGTGTGAATATGTTAAGTCATTAGGCATTTCTAAGAAGTCTGGTGCAGTTGTTATGGGCTTTAAACAAGATGGAGATAAGTTGTATAAGGTATATACTGTAGATGATACAGATACAATACAACTAGAAACAGATAAGAGAACCATTGAGATTGCAGTGAAAGACTATAAACCATCTGGTAGAACATCTTGTGGAAAGAACATTCTAAAGAAGAATGAATCGTTAAGAGAGGGGTAATATCCTCTCTTTTTCTTCTTGACATGGTTGCTTTAATGTGATAGTATATTGTTAGGAGAAACTTTATAATGACAAAGATTTTAGATTTTGAACGTTTTGGCAATATCGTTAAACTGTATCTTGGTGAAACAGTTAATGGTATTTATGGAGATGATTGGAACGATACTCCTTACGAACATAATGCTGGTACAGTATATGATAAGTTCTACACTGATACGGTAGAGATTGCATTTCCACTATCAACAAGTGTATTTGAACCGTGTTTTGGTTATTCTAATTCTCCATATTGTAAGAAGGATTTTCTGTTTAGGAAAGTTCCTTTTCTGCTATTTGGACAACTTGAGGAATCTTGGAAATATCATGACTATGAAGAACTGTTAGAGGCTGCTCCAACATTAAACAAGTTGTATATCGGAGATGATTGGAATAATGTGCTTGTGAAATATGGTAAATTCTTCACAATAGTGGAAGAAAATGCTGATGAAACATGGGATACAATTCAATTTGAGTTCTCTGACCACGATGATAAGTTTGCTATTGATACAGGCGATATTGGTAGTCTAATTCTTGACAATATTATCACATCAAAGAGTATTAGTTGTACAAGCTATAGTGATGTAAGCAATACATACAAAGAAACAGTACACTTTGTTAAGATGTTTATTCCAGATTATAGTAATGTGGTGTATTCATCTTATAATGGACATGTACGGTCTGTGTTTGATAAACTAAAAGATAATAGCATAAAGACAATCTCATTGTTGGATGGTGATAAGGTTGTGGCTAAGTACGAAGTTACATTTAAAGATGACCTTAACTCTGGTATGACTTTTAGTAACGTATATCAATATACACATGAAACATCAGATGGACTACATATCGTTATCACAGATGACTTAGACGACCTACAGTATTACAAGGATACAGAAGTTGAAACAAGGTCACTTGATGAAGAACTTTAATATTTAGAGGTACGGAAATTTATGGAAGAAATTGAGAAGATTTATCTTAGTTCTTTTGGTTACTATATGCCAGTTACCAAGGAACTAAAGGAACGGTTTGAACAAGAAAAGAAAGAATACAGGAGAACAGACAAAAAATTGGTGATTGCTTTTATTGGCAAGGCTAGACATGGTAAAGATACTATGGTAATTCACACTAAAGCACTATGTAACACTAAGTGTGAACATGTAAGTTTTGCTAAACACTTAAAGGAACAAGCAAAGGCATTAGGTTGGGATGGTGAAAAGGATTTTGCAGGTAGAAATCTATTACAAGCATTATCCAGACCTGTAAAGAATTACTATAATGAAAAGGCATTAGATGACCCTGAGCATTATGGTATTTATGGAAATGATAACTATTATAGTGCAATCGTATTAAATCAGATTTTAAACAGTGATAATGAAGTATTCTTCTTATCTGATATGCGTTTTCTATGTGAGTATAATCTATTTAAGGGTTGCAAGGATATTGACTTTAAGGTTGTACTGATTAACAGATTAAATCTTGACGGTACAGAGTTTGATAATGGGCTTACAGAAGAACAGAAGAATCATCCAAGTGAGTTGGAACATCTACAAATCCCCTATGACCTACGATTTGACGTTGTAACACTTTGGGATAGTAAAGATGCAAGTGAGATTGTTAAGGACTTATGGTTGTAAGTTATGCTATTTATTTATTGAGAGGTAGTGTATGATTGAGATAAATAACAAACAGAGAAAAGGTATCAAAAAATACCTTTGTAGAGTAAGAAAGAAAGTATTTTTTGAGAAGTATACTGTACTACCTGTAGGAGAAAAGCTTAAGTACTTCTTAACATACTATCTAGGACATTTATTTGGTGGATTTCTTGTATCTCTACCACTTATTGTAGTGTTCAATGGTTCATTCATAAAAGCCATTACACTTACAGAAATCTTCGTATCCATTTTAGTTCTGTTCACAATCTCACATCATCAAATAGAAACAGGTAAACTGTTTATGAATACTGGTATTGAAAAGACATATAGAGATGGGGCAGAGTGGATTATTAGAGATAACAATAATGTCTACTTCACATCATGTGATACTATCCCAACAGATAGACCCGAAAACTTTATTTTATGTGAGGATAACATCGAAGTTGTAGGGTTACCAACAAATACAATTGGTTCTATTGGGGAAATGTTGTTAGGTGGATTCGACCACTTGACAAGCCAAAAACGTATGGTATGATTTGATTGGAATAGGAGAGGAAATTAATGGATATTGAGCAAGCAAGAAAAGAGTGTAGACATGTGTATCTACAACTTCAACCAATTGCCAAAGAAGCAGTCGAGAAGTATAGCAAACCAATTGACACGATTGTAAAAGAAATGTCAAAGTTAGAATCAATGACTGATGAAGAAATCAGACAGTTAATGATGAGATTATCTATTGAATGTTATTTCTTTGGTAACTATACAGCAGAGAGTTCATTGATGAGTGATTGTGCTACTATCTTACAAAAAGAGAAGAACGCAAAGGAATACTCAACTGCAACAGGAACACAGGTGGAAAAGACAAGTATTGCAACAATCAATTCAATGGATAAACAAGCAGTAAGTTCTTTATATAAGATGGTTAGGGACTTAATGAGTGTTAAATTAGACGAGGCACATAGATTAGTTAATACCTTAAATAGTGTTTTAATTAGTAGAAGTGCAGAAAAGAAAATGAAATTAGGAGTAAGAGATGAGTAAGGAAGTAACAGAATTAGATTTAAAATCATTTAAAGCAGATGTTGAGGCACTTAATAAAAAGTGGGGAAAGAATAGACTATCCAACATCATCGGTACAGTCAGACGATTGAGTTTTGGCAGCGTATCAGCAAACTATGCAACATTTGGTGGAGTACCGTATCAGAAACTTATTGTATCTAGTGGAGTGGAACATAGTGGAAAAACATTAGGTGCTTGTCAGTTAATGGCACAATATCAACATGAAAATCCTGGAAAAGTTTGTGTATATGTTGATGCCGAAAACACCTTACGTGGACAAGAGGAATTTCTTTGTAAAATGACCGGACTAAGTACGGAAGAAGGAAAATTCCTACGTGGGGAAGTTGATGGAATGTCAGCAGAACAGATATTTGATTTTATCGAAGATTTACAATTAAAACCTTGGATTGGTATGATTGTACTAGACTCTGCACCAATGTTGATTCCACAAGAAGTTTTAGATAGTTCAAGTACTGTGGATAAGGGAATGAGAGCTAGTATTGCTAAGGCACTAGGGGTATTCATTAGAAAAATGACTACTCTAACCGCAAGAGTTGGAAATATCTTATTAGTTATCAACCAAGTAAGAATTGAAAAACTACATAATGGGGCTATTCGTTATAATGAACCATGTGGATATGCGCTTAATTATTATCCATCATTTAAGATGAGATTTGGTACACGCAAGTTCATCAACGCTAAGGGGGAAGAAATCTCCGATTCGAAAGCAACTGAGGCAGTTGGATTCAGAATTTCATTTAGTACTACAAAGAGTAGAGTTGGTGCAACAAATCGTGGTGGTGGATACATCACATACTTATATGATAGTGGTATGGACTATCTTGGTGATTTAGTGGCTACTGCAACTACTTTTGGTTATATTACAGCAGGTGGTGCTTGGATTACATTGACAGACCCATTGAGTGGCGAGGTGCTTACTACAAAGGATGGGGAACCATTGAAGTTCAATGGTAAACAAAAACTTATTACTTTCTTAAAGGAACATTCAGAATTTGCTGAGAAGTATACAGAACGTTTAGAACAAGCGATGTCAAATGGTGGTAACATTTCATTATTGGCTGATGAGGACTTGTCTGTAATCTTAGAACAAGAACAACAGGTTTCCAACTATGATTCAGAAGAAGAGGCTGAGTTTAAGAAAGAAATGGAGAAGTTAGACAGAGAGGAAGGTAAATCCTAGTGGAAACACATGTGAAATTACCCTTTGAACAAGGAATGAAACATCCTACAAGATATTATTCTAAGAAACAAGAGAATAATGTTGCTAAGACTACTGGTGGTGCTACTGTGAAAAACAGTGGTGCTACCATGTGGCAAAAGGGTGATGTAAATGTAAGTGATGTTTCTATGCTAATTGAATGTAAGACATGTGTAGAACCAAAGAAATCATTTAGTATCAAAAAAGAGTGGATTACTAAAAATAGAGATGAGTGCCATTTCATGAGAAAAGACCACAGTGTAATCTCATTTAATTTTGGGGATGATGATGGCAATTTTTACATCTTAGAAGAACATGACTTTAAATTATTCCTTGAGTTCTTGCGTAATCAAGAAGAGGTTGAATAATTATGACAGTTAAAGAATATTTATTGCAAGAGAAGAAATATGCTACCTGCACAAACGGTGGGAATACCGTTAATAAGATAGTGTTGCAAAGTAGTAAGTTTAGACCAATAAATAAAGTACTTTATGAGTTAGATAGTACTTTACGAGCAACATTACCACTAGTTAATAAGACTAGTAATGAATATAAGACAATCAAAGAGCAACTAGAACAAACAAAGTTCCTCATTAATCTTTGGGGTGAAGAAGTCAAATCATGCTAAGACTTGATTGCATAGATATGCCAAAGAGACAATTAGATTATGTAATTAAAGATTACATCATTTACCTGTACGAATTGGCTAAGGAACATGGTACAGATACAATTAGAATATTTAACCCAGACAACGTAGATGAACTATATGAGTTTACATTTCCCTACAAACATAGTAGAGAGTGTATCTTTAAGTGTGGCTTGTTTAGTGCTATCGTATCATTTAGTGATATGGATAGAGTTGGGGCATTAAGTGGATTTTTTAAAGGTAGACAATTTGTAATTGGAAAAATCGGTAAGTGAAAACAAAAGATGTAATTGAAGGACTACTTTATGTAAGTGGGAATAACCAATTAGTGAAACAAGCATTAGAGTTATCCCATATTCTATCTGATGATAGAGATTGGGAAAATGTACCTCATTTAGAGTTGTTTTACTTAGATAGGTTTAAATCACCTACATTTTTATGCGTTGTAGATAAGATTTATCGAGTATATATTATCGGGGAACGAGAAAAAGGTCAATCATATAATGTACTAGAGATAGATGGAATGACTACAACACATTTAACTATATCAAAGGGTGAGTTAAAGAAAAGGATGTTACAAGTTGCGAAAGAAACAAAAGAGTTGTATCTACCTGACACATTTGCTCAGAGATTGATTTATATTAAGCCAGATTATCTAAGTGGTAGAATTGCAGATGAAGATATTTATATATTTAATCGCTTAGAGGATACTGGTACACTATTTACTCCATCTAAATGGTCTATTGGAGTTGATATTTATTCTACTGGTAATAAGGAATTTAAGACTAGTGGTAATGATATTATAAAGGCTATTTTTGCAGAATTTTAAGAAGAAAGGTGAATTAACGTGACATTAGAAGAGACAGTTAAGAGTAAATATGCACTCGGCTAAAGACCGAGTACCTTTCTAGGAAGGTACGATTGTTTACAAGACTAAGGTTAGAGAAATCTAACCTACGATAGTTAGATGATACACATACACACCTTCGGTTGAATGCTCAAGACCGTTGCTCTGTGATTGCTGATTAAGTTGGA